AATTCATACAATCAAGCAAAAGTATGTTTTGATGAAATAAGAAACATATTAAAAGCTCTCGACCCGAAGCTAAAACGCTTCACTATCAATCGGGAGATTATATACAACCGAATAAAGGGAAAAACCTCATTCGCCCGGTGCTTGGCTTCCAATCCTGATAAATTGGACGGCCTTAATGCCTCAATGGTGATAGTAGACGAATATTCACAAGCCGATAGCGCTTCATTGAAGAACGTTTTAACCTCTTCAATGGGCGCACGGCTCAACCCTTTAACCGTCGTGATAACAACAGCGAGCGACAAGCAAACTGCCCCGTTCGTTGAAATGCTGAAAATGTATAAAGCAGTCCTTCGAGGTGAAATTGAAAACGATTCTATTTTTGCCCACATATTTGAACCTGACGTTAACGATGAAGAAGGCGATCCGGCCACTTGGCGAAAGGTTCAACCTCACATGGGTATAACCGTTTACGAGGACTTTTATACAGATGCCTACCAAAAAGCATTATTTAGCGCACCTGATGCATTAGAGTTTCGCACAAAGCTGCTAAATATTTTTGCCCAAAACAGCGATAAGATATGGCTCAAAGCGCAAGAAATCGAAGCCCTTGCTAAAGATGTAAAGTTAGATAATCTGGCCAATAGACCGCCGTGCATGGTCGCCGTCGATCTATCCGTTTGCGACGACTTTTCCGCTGTAACCTATACTTTGTATTCCTCTGAGTCTCGTTCATTTCATTCACATACGGATTACTATTTTCCACGCGAAGCATTGGCCGAACATCCCAATCGGGAACTTTATAAAAGTTGGGCGGAAAAAGGTTTTTTGATATTATGCGATGGGAACGTGATAGATTATAAACTTATCGTTTCCGACATTCTTAGACGAAACAAATCACTCAAAATCTTAGGTATTGGATACGACCCATACAAATCGGCTGAGTTTGTGAACATGCTTTCTTCTTCCGGAGCAAAAAACATTTTATTTCCGGTTAAACAGACTTACGGAACCTTCACGAGTCCCGTGGAATCTTTCGAGTTGGCTGTAAAAAGAAAGCTTGTATCCTTCAATCCAAACCCTATTAACTGGTATTGTTTCGCAAACGCAGTACTAGATGAAGATAGGAACGAAAATAAAAAACCTATAAAGAAAACTCACAACCTAAAGATTGACGGGGTAATAACTAACCTGATGACATTTTATTTATTCAACAACATAACACGATAACAATATGAACCTATTTAGTTTCTCACGAAAAGGTAAAGCGGAAAAACGCTCTTTGGACGCGATTAATAGTACCACCACCGGAAAAGCCATAAATGCCCGGTTGCCTAATTTACCATCGCAGCCTATTGACGTATATAGCGCAAATAGTGCTATGCAATTGGCGGCGGTGTATCGTTGCGTCTCTATCTTATCGGGAACAATCGCTTCTTTGCCCTTGCAGATAAAGAGGAAGCAAGACGGTTATTTCGCTGTAGATGAAAAGAACGAGTTATACGGTATATTGACACGCCGCCCAAACAACAGACAAAACTCTTTCGACATGATACAGAATGCAATCATACAGATGGTTAATAGCGGGAATGCTTATATTTTCATTCGTACTTCATTCGGCGACGTGTCTGGATTGATTCTGTGCTCAAATAATTCGGTTGCTTACGATAAGATAAGTAACCGCTATGTAATCTCCGATGCGATTAACCACATAAGCGGAACTTTTGAGGCCGACCAAATCATACACCTACGCAATAAGAGTTTAGATGGAGGCTATACCGGAGTAAGCACTATTACTTATGCACACAGAGTTTTGAGTATTGCAGCAAGTGCAGATAATCAGAATTTGCAAACATTCCAAAACGGAACAAAGGTAAAGGCTCTTTTGTACGGTGCGTCCGGAGGAATGGCAGGACTTGATGCGCTTGACTATGAACAAACGTCGCCCGTTGCCGACCGTGTGGAGTCTCAACTAAATTCAGGCAAAGACATCATAGCCATTTCAGAAGACTTGAAGTTTCAACAACTTTCGATTAACCCAGTAGATGCAGAGCTATTAGAGACAAAGAAATTCAGCGTATTGGATATTTGCCGCTTTTACGGCGTTCACCCGGACAAAGCATTTGCCGGACAGGCCACCAATTACAAGGCATCCGAAATGAGTCAGGTTTCTTTTTTAACCGACACATTACAACCTATCTTAAAACAGATAGAGGCCGAGTTTAACGCTAAACTTATTCCGGATAGTGTTGCGGCTATTTATCAAATATCTTTTGATTTAAGCGCCCTATATCAAACCGATCTCACAACGCAAGCCGCCTATTGGAAAGCCTTGCACGAACTTGGAGTACTTACTACCAATGACATCCGCCACAAAAACGGTTTACCTTCAATTGAAGGCGGAGACGTAGCTATGATAAGTTGCAATGTGGCTCCTATCAATTCGGCAAAGATTCGAGGCGAAAAAGTAGAGCTACCAAAAGAGAAATAAGAAGCATATAGGAAAACAAGTATTATTAAGTCATGGAAATACGCAGTTTTACAGAGCAAGCAGCTCCCCAAATATTAACAGGAAGAACGATTCAGGGATATGGAGCCGTATTCAATCAAGAATCGCGCATCCAATACGATAAGGAGAAAAAGGGCGCATTCATTGAAATAATTGAAAGTGGAGCGATAACAGAGGAATTAATACGCTCATGCGATATTAAAGCATTGGCAGAACATAATAAACAAAGGTTATTAGCCCGTTCAAATCATGGAGTTGGTTCTTTGGGCTTGTGCGTAGATGATTATGGCATGAGATATAAGTTCGATTCGCCTAATACGCAAGAAGGTGATTCCGCTATAGAAATGATTAACCGGGGAGACATATTCGGCTCTTCCTTCGCGTACTGGACGGATGAAACAAAAAATGTATCCTATCAAAAGAAAGGGGGACTTTTGATTCGAAGAGTGCATAAGATAGACCTTCTTTTTGATGTATCGTTAGTATCCGACCCTGCATATTTCGGTACGGATGTGACAGTACGAGGAATTGAGGACATAGAGTTTTCTTTGCTGAAAGCAGATACAAAATACATGGAACAAATTAATAATTTACGTAAACTTATTTAAGTATGAAAAAAGAATTTGAAAGAGTTGCTGAACTAAAAGAACAGATGCGAACCATTTTGGATAAGGCCGAATCCGAAAAAAGATCATTGACCGATGACGAAAAAACCGCATTCACAAGTTTGAAGAATGAAAAGGAGCTTATACAAGTGAAGATTGAAAAAAGGAATCTTGAAAACGAAATGCAGGGGAAAAAGGCTATTCATGGCAAAGCATTGTTTGCCAAAGCGGTAGATGACATTGTGAACCATCGTTCATTAGCTGACTATTCCGGAGTGGTAACAGAAAACGGCATTAAAGTTATTGAACGCGCCGATGCAACCGTTACCGATGCCGCCGGAGTAGCTCCGATGGTTCCTGTTACAGTTGGTGAAGTGATTGAACCGCTCGAAAAGGGTCTTATCATCGACAAACTGGGCATTAAAATGCAAAGCGGACTTGTTGGTGAGCTTATATTCCCAACCTTGCAAGCAGTTGAAGCAAGCATTCAAGGGGAGAATGCAACCGTGGGAGATACGAAATTGAACATTGGCAAGATTACCGCATTTCCCAAACGCGTTTCTATATCTATTCCGGTATCACGCAAAGCCATTAAACAAACAAACTATGCGTTACAGGACATTGTACTCAAACAAATTTCTTTGGGCTCAGCAAGATTATTGAATAAATGGATGTTTTCGGGAACAAAATTGGATGGTGCTAGTAACGGACCTTTTGTTAAAGAGCAAGCAAATGTAGAATATGAAACCGCTTTGAATTTCGCAAATATCGTATCCCTTGAAACTACCGTTATGAGTGAAGGTGTGGATGTGACAGACGGAACAGCAGCCTATGTTTGCACCCCGGCCGTATATGGTGCTCTTAAATCAACACCCAAAGAAAAAGGCTCTGCCGAAATGATTTGCAAAGACAATATGATTAACGGTTATCCGGTATTAGTAACTAATTACATGGATGCTGATTCTATCGGTTTTGGCGTATTCTCCTATTGCGCAATCGGCCAATTCGGTGATATTGATCTGATTGTTGACCCATACACACAATCAAAAGCTAATATCATAAACTTCGTGCTAAACTCCGATTTTGATATTGTTGTGGCGCGAACCGAAGCCTTTGCAATAGCAAAGAAGAAAGTTTAATAATTAAGTGAATAAAATCGCAAAGAGGGGTTAGGCATTTGCCCTAATCCCTTTTTTAATATAAAAGAAGATGGAATACGTTACAGTTGAAGAATTAAAAAAGCATTTGAATATAGATTTTTGTGATGATGATGCTTATTTGACTGATATACTAAAAGTTGCTATGTTATCAATCGAAACAACAATAAAGACCCCACTTGAAGAGTATGTAAAAGGCGGAGAGTTTAAC